CGAGAGCGCGCCGCTCGGCCGAGCTAGTCCTTGGTTGAACATGGTCACTCCCTAGTCGATGTCGTTTATCGCACCAACCGAACCGTGCCCGGCGACAGCACCATGCCGCTCGGTGCGAGAAATGGGGCGATGATCGTTTGCAGTAAGAGATATCCCGCAGGGCCCGTCGACGGTCGATACTCCGTGGTCAATGGGCCGATGGTCTTCCGAACAATCTGGGCCTTGGAGTCTACTTGGAACGGATCATTGTCCCCGTAGCTCGCCAAGTACAACGTGAGATGCGCGTGCGCCGTCTTCACTTCGCGCGGAATCGACATGATGTCGACCAATGAACCATCAGGGTAATACGCCCCGATGCGAGGCCATTGGAGCGGTTGCGTCACATCGGTCTTTCGTCCAGGAAACGGCATCCAGTCAAGGTAGCGCGCTCCGCGAACGAGCCAACTCGCGGTCGCATCATCATCGCCGGCATCGAGAATCGACTGCCACAACGCACTCCAGATCGTCGTAGGTGCGTACGTCGAGATCTCGGCCACCGTGTTGTAACTGTTCGCAGTCTGGCTCGACGGTGTCGTATCGATGATGATTGACATGCGCTATTCCTTGGGCTTCTCGCTCTTGGCCTTCGGGGTTTTCTGTGTCTTCAGGGCGTCGAGCTCGTTCTGCGCAGTGACGAGCGGATGATCATCTTCGATCAACACTTCGCGACCGAACTTCTCGATATAGCGTTTGATTGGGGCCATAACGGCGTGCTCCGTCGGTGTGAGAAATGAAACCCGGAGTCCAACGCCACTACCGTGCGAGTAGTGGCGTGGATCCCGCGCTCAAAGTGAACGAGCAGGTGGGTTAGGCGCTGAAGCCGCGCACCGCGAGGTTGCCGTCGAGCGTCACGTACCCGTAGAGCACGTCGAGTGCGACCTTGACGCGGCTGTTGTCGCCGTCGTAGAACAGACGCGAGCGGAGCGAGATGCCCGTGATCGGGTCGTTGATGACCGCGATGCGCGCACCGAGCTGATTGCCCAGATCGGAGAGCGGGGCCGTCGCCAGCGCGAACGCGTTGCGATGGAACGCAAGGTTCTGCGTCTTACCAGTCGCCGTGGTCAGCGTGATCACCGCGCCGATGTTGTTGACCTGCGAGATGGCCGGATACACCGGCAGGCCCGTCACGAGACCCGTGCCGTCAGCGCTCGTGGTCGTCTGCACGACGTACTGCTGCGGATCGCCCGTGATGACGATGACGTCGCCCTTGTTGAACGCAGCCGACGCCGTGACGCCGTTGAACGTGACCGTCGTGCCGCCCACTGCCGTCGCCACGGTCAGTGCGCCAACCGCGTCCGCGGCGCCGCCGGACGTGTGCGTCGTGGTGTTCTGGTTGGCCCAGACATCGTAGCCATACAGGCGCCCGATGCTGCCATCGCGCAGACCGGACGCTTGCTGGTTCTGCAGGACCGTCATGGCATTCAGGAACGCGGCCTCTTCCGTGCCACCGATCATGAAGTGCAGATTGTCCTGATCCTTGAGCGGCACTTTGTTGCTGAACATCACCTTGCGGATGGCCGAAATGTCCGCGAGCGCCGGCGTCGCGGACATCGTGGTTACCCACGGGATGTCCTTGTACAACGTGATGAGGTTCTGGTCGATCTTGTCAGCGAGGGCCACGGCCGCCGGACGGATGTGGTCCGTGATGAGACGGTCACTGGTCAGCGACAGATCCTTGTCCGTGATGCTGAACTTGACTTCGTCCCAGTGCGACAACTGCACGCTCACGGCGGTCGTCGCGACGTTCTGATCCGTGGACGGCGCCGACTGCGCGGTGAAGTAGGACGGACGGCGAATCTGAATCGTGTCGCCTTTGACGGACGGTGACGTGGTGTAGTCACGATACACGCGACCCGCCATGCCCATCACCTTCTCGAGCTGAATCAGTGCTTCCTGGGCGAAGAACGTCTCGTTGTAATTCCCGAGCGTGTTTGTCGCGCCGACAAACGCCAGATACTTCAGCGCGTTGGGAAGCGAAGCAACAGACTGGGTCTGCTGCGTGAGCGCGGACGGCACGACGATCATCGCGACGATGGCGACCAGCGCCAACGCACCGAAGAACGCAGCGACGCGGCGCAGATTACTGCGCGTCATAGACGGAAACCCTCCCTGAGCGTGGGTGCGGTCGCCGTCGTCGAACGATACGACAAGGGCGTGCCGCGGAAATGGAGATCGCACGAACCTGCTGTGCTGGTCTGCATCACCGCGACGCGCCCCTTGGGTGCTGTCGCGTGGTCGGCCTAGCCGACGGATGTGATGTACAACTGTCCTGCGCTAATCGCCTTGCGATCAGCTCCCTACCATGGCGACAACGCTACGCCGTGATGCGCAGCGTTTTCCCTTGCTTCGCCGCTTCGGCACGGGCCGCACGATATTTCTGCACGTCCTGGGCGTCAGCGTTGCTGATGAGCAACTCACCACCCGTCGTTGTGGTGGGTGTCGTGGCGCTCTGCGTCCCGCCAGGCGTTCCGCCGCCCGAGGCAGCGGTCGGCTTGAACGCGATCCCGTACTTCGGGTTCTCCTTGAACTCCGCCACCAACTGCGGAATCGTCATCGGCGTGCCCTTGGCGTCGCCAATGCGAGGATTGCCTTTGCCGTCGACGACCACCGTATTGAAATCGCCAGACGTTTCATCCTCCTTTACGGTCACGAAGGGAAGGATCTTGTCTTCCATCAGGTCGACGTTGCCGCCCTGATTGGCGATTTCGGCCACCACGGCGCGACGTGCGTGCACGTCAAACAGTTTGTTCTGGAGATGGTCGATGCGCTTGGTCGCGTTGCCGATCTCGGCGGTGTGCTTGTTGATCAACTCGTTCTTCATCGTGTCGAACGCACCCTCGGCGCGCTGACGCTCTTCACGGCCCTTGGCCGCGGCCTCCAGATCGGCTTGAATCTCTTCCGGTTTGCGGTCGCCAATGATACTGGCGTAGGCGCTGAACTTCTTGTTCGCGTTGATGAGCTCACCGTTCTTGTTCTTCAGCCCCTGCACCAACGTGTCAACTTCGTCCTGCGTGAAGGTCTTTGGCGTGGCACCAGCACCAGCGGCGCCTTCCCCGCCACCGCCACTCTCGCCTTCGCAAAAGGTGCGATGCAGGTGCGGCCGCAGAATCGGCGGCGCCATGAACAAGTGGATGCGGGGAAAATTGGATCGTCTCATTCGAACAATGCGGGTTGGGGTTTGAGAACGTGCGACTCAGGTACCCGCTGCACCGTGGGTATGATGATACGCGCCCGAATCCTCACGGTGCAACGAGCGGAGTTTCACAGCGAAACTCCCAGCCTCAGTACTTCGTCTGCTCGCTGGGATTCCGCACCTTCGTGTGGTCGTTGGCTCGACCACTGTGATCAACCGTTCCGGGCTGACCCGGCACACGCGGAGGCTCGTGTGCCTTCTCGATGTGATTGCTGGTCGGCTGTGTGCTGGTCGTTTTGCCGTCCATAGCGCCCTCGGTGTTCAGGTGAAGGTGGGTCCTACTCTGCAGCAGTGAAATCGACGTAGATTGCTTTGCCGATTCCACGCTGGAAGAACGCGAACGCCACTGGATTGCTGAGGTTCAGCTCAATCAAGCCACCGGGCGTGGCCGTCCAGAAATCCTTGTTCTCATTGTCTTCGTACGCTTTCTTTTCCGCGTCCCACTTCGCCATGACCGGAGAGAGTTTAACGGTCCCTGTCACCGCGCCCTGATCACTGCTCATATTCGGGGCCAACGTGGTAATGATGAACTTTGCGCGAACCGACATACGTCCTCCACAAGATGGATTATTGTCAGGCTGCCAGAGCGATTTGATACTCGCGTTGCGACGCGGCCTGCCACACGTAGCTTACGCACCGACAATTGAACGTGCTGTCGCCTGGGACCATCTCTTTGTTCGAATACAACGCCGAGAACGGACGAACCTCGCCTTCCATGGCGACGTGTTCGTCCCGCTCGCGTGAATCCATGACACCAACCCACCGCTTCAAGAGCAACGATTCATCGACCACGCCACTGTCGATCGCTTCTTCCCACGCGGCGTGCTGGCTCGCCTTCAACGTCTGGAGCGCTGCGGTGCGGGACACCGTACCCGCGTTGAACGCGGCCATGTTCTCCGCATAGTCGCTCACCATCGCGTCGATTTGATTCGACGTGAGATCGCGGCCGTCCGCAAACGCTGACCGAATCTTTGCGTCGAACCCTTTGTTCCGCAACGTGCGAGACAAGGCACCGCGATCACGCGCTTCGAGCATGCCGCGGAAGTTGGCGATCTGGTCAGCTTGGCCCGGACCAACACCGACCGAGGCTTTCACCAACTTCACGACGGCATCAGGCTCGAGATGGTTCTGCACGCCAAGTGCGATGATCTTCTGCAGACCCGCACGGACATCACGCGCAAACGGTTGCACCAACTGTTCGCTCAGATCCGTTGCTGTGCCACGGACAGTTGGACTGAGCACGTTGAACCCGATGTGTCGTGCGGCCGCAGGCAACGCCACCCGTGCGGTCGATTCCATCCCCGCACGAAGGACCTGCTGCACAGCAATCTGCACCTGATACCACGGCTTCGCGCTTTCCGCCGCATCGAAAATCGTGAAGACCGCGTCGTTCAGTCGCCCGTTCGCGATTAATCGCTCGATCTCCGCATCCGGAACACTTTTCTTGATCACGTCAAGCGATTTCAGAATCGCATTGCGGACCTTCGGTGTGTATGTCGCGGCTTGGCGATTCACGCGTTGCCAGTACGACCGAACAAACGTGTTCACGCGCCGTAGCTCGTCGAATCCGATCCCGCCGCACCGCCGCTACTGTCACTCGCCGCGGCTTTGGCCCGATCGCTGTTGGTCTGTCGCACCTTCGCGCGCCGCTTCGCACTCGAGTCCGTGGGTTCGCCTTCGGCGTCTTCCGTTGGATCAGTGGGGTCGGGCTCCACATCGGTCTGCGCCGCTTGCGCTGCCAACAGGCGGAACGCTTCATCCTCCGCGCTAAAGTCGTCAGGCAATTCGCCGTTCTTCAGGGCGTAGAGCAGCGCTTCGAGTGGGAGAGCATTGTTCAAGTATGCTTGCAGCAGCACATTGAGGTACTGCGGATCAACGCTCGCGCCGGAGAAGTTGGTGCTCAGGACGACGCTGCCGCCAGAGATCACCGACCCTTCGATGCTATCGACGTTCAAGTACACCGCGAAGTCGGCCAACATCCCCTCGATACCATCCTGCAAGGACTGCACGGACTTCTTGAGTTTCGCGTTGCGTTGCTTACTCCACAACGCGGCCTCGGTTGCGGTCATCGGGCGTCCGCCAATGGACGGGTCGATGCTCGTGGCGCCCTGTCGTCGCATGTTCGTGCGAATGTCCTCGAGCCGTTGACGCGTATCCGCGATCGCGTGTCCGGTGGGCTCGAGATAGAACGCGGTGCCACCCGGTAGCAGGTCCATCCCTTGCCCCATCTGCACTTTGGCTTGTCCCGGGCTCGGTGCCTGGCGACCGATGAAGCACGCGGTCGGCACATTGCACTTGTGCATGATGGAGCCGTAGTCACTGCCGACTTGCGTCTCTTCGAGATTGCTGAACGCGAGACCTTCGAGGGACGGACGACTATGGAGTGTGCCGAGTTTCTTGCCACCGTAGACGACCCGCACTGGAATGCGCGAAGGGCCAGTCAGCGTGCCCGATCCGCGGTCAACGAAATCGTCCTTCGTTGCTGTGCCGTTGTCGTTTCCGCCGAGCCCACTGGGGCCAGAGTTCCCTTTGATCTTCTCCCATGCTTGCCACGTGATGGCCCCCAGCGACGTGACGCGATCGGTTGCTGGGTCCGTCACGACCTCTTGCGTGAAGTGCCGGTAGTACTCACAGACATGCCCATCCGCCGTCGTGTCGAAGTTACGGAACGCGATGTGCGTGATCACGGTCACACCGCCGAACTTGACCGTGCGCCAGTTGAGGATATGCGGTGCCGGATACCACGTCACATAGGGGCGGATGTTGAGCGCGCGTTCCTGCTCCTTGTTCGCCACGTTCGTCGTGACCGGATAGTCCGTGAACAGCACGCCATGTCCGAAGTGCATCGCCGCATCGAGCCACTGCTCTGCGGCCACGTCAATCTGGTTCCCTTCACCGTCGACGTCCTCGAGCATCGGAATCAACACTTCGGGCACTTCTTTGTCGAACTGGATTGGTTCGCCCAAGCCAAGCCCCACGTGCTCTTCGAGCGTGCTGGCGTACCAATCATTGACGTACGTCATGTTCACGCGCGAAATCCAGTCGGGCAACTCCTCGGCTTCGTATCGCGGCAGGTAGTACTCGGCTCGCGTGCGGATGTTCGCGGTACCGGAGCGGATATCGTGAACGATCTGCCACCGCAGCATCATCTCACGGTACGCGGGATGCGCGTAGTCAGGCTTCGTGTGGTCGTTACTCCATCCACCGAAGTCGGACGTGCTGAGGTTCAGCAAGTCTCGCGTCATCGGGGCAGTCATCGGCGGCTCCAGGTCGAAGAAGGCATCGGCTCAGGGGCGAACGTCAAAAACGCGCGACAGCGCGCACAAAACCATCGGCCCGCATAGACCGACGTGCAGGAATATTCGCACGTGAGGCATTTCGGCGCCAGGAACTCGACGGTGCCATCTGCGCGATCGATCTTGATGGCGATCGGCTGGCCAGAGACGGAGTCATGACTCACCGTGAGTCGATCATTGGCACGTAACGTGACCTGCGGGTTCAAATGGATGACCATGTTAGAATACGGTGCGCACAGTGGGAGCATAGAGACCAGATGAGACCGGGAATCGGAACTCAACGTAGTATCCCAACGCGTCACTCCAGTGAGTGAGTTTTGGGTCGCGCTTCTTATCAAGTTCACCTGAGCCACCCTCCAAGGTGCGAACACCGTCAAGGTCTTTCGTGATCGCCGGCGCTGCGATGGGATCACAATACAGCCGCAACGTGCCATCGGCCGCACGGCAGCGACTGTTCACCGCATTGACACGTGCGCGCTCACGCGGATTCTGCGGCTTATGCATGATCTGCACGCGGTCACCATAGCCCTTGTGCTCCGGCGTACCGTTCCGCAGATAGTGACGGACCAAGTCCCAGTCGGTGCCTTGCACCTTGGCAGTGCCTTTCGCTCCGCCCGTGCTATCGCCATAGACTTCGATGAGCCCGTGATGGACGTCTGCTGGAAAATCGGAGAGAATCTTGACGCAGACCGCCGGCGTTGTTGAGTTCGTGGGAATGTGCACGTCGCTGATGATACATGTCACCGGTGCGTTAACTGCACCAGGAACAACCCCATACGCATTGCGTTCTTGACAGATGACGGCCGAACCGGGCGCGACATTGAAATCCAGACAGATGATCAACGATTGCGCCGGCTCATACAACTTGCGTACCGGCGCCTTGTTCGCGTCCGTGAATGCGTAGTACGCGCGCCCCTGAAACGTGACGAACGACCCGCCGAACTCTTGCTCGAATGTCAGGTCATCGAGGTCGTGCTTCGCGGCCGCGATTTCCTTCGCGGGAAGAATGTCCTCAGAGCGCCAATGCCAATACGCCCATTCGCTCAACTTCGGATCGGCCGCGAACTCCGCTTTCGCAAATTCAGCGATGTCGAAGTAATGATTGCGTCCTTCCGGCACGCCAATGAGATCGCACCATCCGTTCCGGTCGGATAACGCGGGACGCAGATGTTGCCCCCAGACTTCTGGGTGCATGTTCCCGTACTCGTCGAGCACGAAACCATCCCACGGCGAACCTTCCACACGCGACGCTTCGTCCAATCCCATCAACTTGATGCCGCCCCCATGCCACAAGGGGATGAAGAGCTCCGACTCGCTCGGCTTGCCGCGCATCGCCGCTTTCGGCACCAATCGCTTGAGATCGTTCCAGGCGATGCGCTTCACTTGCGCATGTGTCGGCGCGCCATAGCCGTACATTGGCAGATCGAAGTCCGACCCGCGAATCGCGCGCTTGACGAGGCGGCGCTTGGCGAGCTCGGACTTCCCTGACCGACGACCTGACGGCACGACATTGAAGCGATGCGTGCTCTGGTAGAACTGCTGTTGCACGACATGGCGCGTGAGTTGCCGCCATCGCGGCGTCAGCGCCTCCTCTGCCGTTGCGATCATCGCCGCGGCCACGATGGATCAATCGGCGGACCACCGTTCTTCCACGCATCCGGGTCAGTGTCCAGGCACCACGGCTCGTCGCGTGGTTCCGTCGGCGGTTTCGGTCCATCGGTTGGTGACCGCAAGCCGTTCATCATCCAGTGATTGAACTCTTCCGCCGTGCAGATCCGCAGGTGCCCCCAGACCGCCGCGGCGAGATCCGCGTTGCGCTTGATATTCTCTTGTTCTGGCGTCATCTGTTCCTCGAAACTTGAGCGTGGTCATCGAGTGCCCGACGCGAACACGTCCGGTGTGACATGCAACTCGTCGAGACGACGGAACGTGTGTCACGTCACGCGTCGTCTCGACGAGTTGCATGTCGCGAACGACGATCACCAACCCGGTGATCGGGTCGGTCTCTTCGATCGTGTAGTACGCACCGAGTTCAAATTCGTGCACCGGAAACGCCGGATCAAACGCGTAGACCGCCTCGATGGCATGAAACGAACGCGTAGGTGGCGGAGTCCATCCCGGAAAGAACTTCCGTTTCCAGATGGGTTCGGTTGCAGCCACGGCACCGAGCAGCCCGAGGCGCTCGAGAAACTCACGTCGATTCATCATCTTGTCCACATCCATCGGCATACGGCGATCGGTTGAGGTCGTTGCTCTTGCACACGTGAATGAGATAGATCTTGTGCATCTCGTGCTTTGGGTGCGGCGTGGTGAACTGCGCACCGCACCGACACGTCAACGTCCAGTGCCATCGCGGTCGCCCGTCGCGTGTCTTACCGCGATAGACCCGCCGGTACGTCGGCTTGTGGTTTACGTGGCCCATCGATGCACCAGCGCTCGCGCGGCCCGATACGGTGACTCGTAGTCGAAGACCGACGCTTGCTGCACGCCGCGCTGGAATCCTGATCGCCGTTCACCATCGAACATCAGCGGAAGATGCGGGGCTTTCGTCGGATCGACGGTCGTATCCCCACAGGCACTGATCGTAATGCCGTGCGCCTCGCCGTCAATGCTCATCGTCGGTGTGGCACCGGTGATCCAATGTCCGAAGCGATCCGCGGCGACGACGTAGATGCAGTAGTGCGTCTGCGGCTGGAGCGTTCGACCGAATACGTACGCGTCGGAGATCAGGTCCCCTTCTTGATGGATGCCCCAATAGAGGACGACCGCGGTCGCGAGGGCACGTTGCACCGATACTTTGGCGGAGTCCTTCACGACCTTCTTGTCCGAGCGCGTCCAGGTCGCCACAATCCACGTGGTGCCAACGGATTGCGCGACGATGCGGGCCGTTCGTCCACGCGGCAGGCCCACGAACAAACCGACGCGCGGCTCTTTCGTGATCCACGCAATCGTCGCCGTACCAGCGATGCGACCGGTCACGTCGCGCGGGACCACGGTGGCGGTCACGGTATCACCGACGCGCAGACTCGACGGAACCGTCAACGTCACGGTCTGCGCGGTGAGGGGTGCCACGCGCATGCACAGAAGGAGCAGCACCGAACGGAATTTCCAATCGCGAAACATAGAGATCCTCACGGAAGAAGGGGACCATCGACTGACCGGCCACCGCGCCACAAGACGGTGTCTCCCTGCCGATCAGCCGAGGTCGTTGGGTTGGGCGTCCATCAATTGCATCTCCACACGGCCGCGCTTCGCATACCGACAACTCGCACACGTTGGCGGTGACGTGAGATGCACTTCGCGTCCGCCACAGACGGGACAGCGCAAGCCCGCGCACGCGCGTCGCTTCACCTCGGCCTTCGCCATGCCGCCACGTTGCGCGGGGGTCAGTGCGTGTCCTTTCCCGACGACCGTGCGCGGATGTGCCGCCGTGCTCCGTTCGTCGTGTGCGCGCATGGCGTCGACGACCGCGGGATCCATCCGGATCGGTCGCGGCCGTCTGCCGCACTCGCCCCAGATGATACCGCGTCGCGCGCACTCAGCGTGCAGCAGTTGTCGAGCTTCGAAGGGAGAGAGTTTCATCAGTGTCGCATCCCAAAAGTGACGGATGTCTGTCCGAGGCCGAGCACTCGTCCGGCCAATTTGATCAACCGGATTGCGATCCATCGGCGTGCTGCCCATCGCTTCGGTGGCTCAACTGTGACTTGCACGTCAAGATGCATCAGCTTCAGCACGTCATCACTGTAAATCCGCGGAGGCTTCATATCAGTCCGTCCAGTTCGTGTTCGACGCGTTCGAATCCATCCGGTCCTTGCGTGCGTGGCCCCGTCAAGAATGGATACTCCGTACGCTGTGGCGTGGTCGCCGGGTTGATGAACATCACCCAGTTATCGCCGCTTGGCTCGATGTGCATCCGTTGATCTGGCGACAACACGCTCCACATCAGTACCTGACCGTCGCACATCACCGTCACAAATGCGGGTGATCGCATCAACGGGACGCCATGAGGCCGAGGTCCATGAGAGCGACGTCGATGAACGCCAAGACTACAGCGCGAAAGAGTACGTCCTTCATTCGCTGCTCGATCGGGAGTTCCGGCCACGTCACGAGATTCGGGTGCGTCTTCAGCTCGTTGCTCTTGACATCGCCGGTGATCCATCCCTTGCCGATCCAGTACGCGCACCAGCGCTCGTGCTGTGCTTCTGCCGTGCCAGCGGTGCCGTCAAGGACGGCATGTGTGCCGGCGATCAGTCCTTCGCGGCTGACCTCCGGGAGTTCCGCCCACGGCAGATTCGGGTCTTCGCCGATGGTGCGGCAATACGTTTGCACAGCGTCATACGCGATGTGCGCGATGTGCTCAACCGACGATGTCGGAGCGCGGAGCATGGGATGAGGGACAAAGGGTGAACGAGCGGCACGGACATCGGAGTTCCGGACTGTCCAGGTCCATCAGTGGCTAACACACTGACCGATGCCCGTGCTCATTCGCGATGCTTGGGGATGGGGCGTTCATGATCCGACGATGGATGCCGATCGCGAAACCACTGCGTGTCTTTGATGAGTTGGTCGATGGCCTCGGGCTGCATCTGTTCAACAAAGTCGTCGACCAGCGCATGCAGCATGTCGCGCATCGTCCACCGAAAGTCGCGTTCGGTCGCGGTCGCCTGGACATCGAGCACACGATGGCTGACCTCACGATGGAGCGACGGGTGCAGCAGCGCCGTCTTGACCTCGAGGGACAACTGTCGAACCGTGGCCGGGTCGTTCAGCAGCAAGTCAGTCCGCAGCTGAATGTGTCCAGAGTGCGGATGTTCGACCATCCGAATGCGCAGTCGGCCTTCGCCGAGAAAATACTGATTCATGTCGTTTCCTTCGGAGGAAGAGGATCCCATTCAATGCGGATGGTGCCGGTCACGCGTTCTGTTTCGATCGGGTTCTTGATGCCGTGCCGAGAACTGTCTTTCACGTAGCACGTCGCCCAACCCTCCTCGTCGTTCACTTCGACGCACATCGCGGTCTGGACATCGTCGATGAAGATACGGACCGAGTTCGGGTCACCACCACGCTTCCAGATCTCGTCGTTGTAGTTGCTCATCGTCAGGTGCATATCACTGCTCTCCGAGGACGGCGAAGTAGCCGAACTTCAGCTCGAACTCATTCTCGAATCTGTAGATCTTGACATCGGTCACGCGCATCGTTTGGGTGATCGGAGTGTGGAGCAACGGGTGCGCACGTCCGTCGACGTCGGTGTATGTGACGGCGAGCGTGTCACCCGGATAGAGACAGATCACACCGGGACGTTCGTGCGCGATCAGGGTCATCATCGGATTTGCTCCAGTGGGATCACCCGATCGGTGTAGTTCACGCGGGACAGACAATAGACTCGGCCGTCCCACGACACTTCACTGCGCGGATACCCTTTCGCCAAACACTTCGCGTCAGCGCGCGCATCGATCACCGTCGCGATGACGGTGCAGACGATCAGCAACGGTAGCACGATCTTGAGCACCACGTCGGGAAATTCCCATCCATAATAGTAGCGACGCTTGATCCGCTTGAACGTGCTCGTCATGGCAGCACCTTGATGCCAAGGGCGCGCTGAACAGACGGTGGTGTCACCACCATGCGGTACCCGAGAATTGTCTCGTAGTGCGGACGTTCGCGTTCCGGTTCGTACCATGTCATGAACGAACAGAGATACAGCGTCGGGGATGCGCCAAACACGACAGCGTGATCCACCGCGGTCGCGAGGTCCTTCGTGTAGCGCGCGACAATCTCCGCATCGATCGCGTCAGCCAGTCGCTTCGCGGGTGGGCCGAAGATTTCTGCTAGCTGAGATTTTGAGCATCCCCGATACGGATCGAACAGCAGCCAATCGGGGTCGTCGAGGCGTTGCTCTGGCGTTGGCATACGGAAAGGGGAGAAGGGAGAGAACCGGACGCCACTGAAGATACGGCAGCGCCGGTCCTCCGCCCAAGGGTTTTTCTGTTCCCCCTATGGGAACACGTAGTGCCCGGTGCGTTTCGCGAACATCAAGTGGAGGAAGTTTTCGGAGAGCTGCATCGCGTCACGATGGGCGCGTTCCGCATCCATGCCGCGTTTGAACTCGGTCACCAACGTGCGATGCATGGTGGCGAGCTCCATCGCCATGTCGCCGATCGCCGTGATCTGCTGATCGCGTTCTTCTTGGCGTCGCTGCGCTTCTTCCCAGTCGCTCACCGTTCCTTCTCCCGTTCTGAGGTCTCCGACGTGCCGGCTGGGATGGAGCGAGCGGCGCGACGAACGATGAATGCAGCAGGCGAACAGCCGCAGTCAGATTTGATCGAAGTCGCCACGATTCCAAGGAACTCCTCGATGAGCGCGGGACGGCCGCAGTGCGCGCAGATCGCCGCACCGATAAGCGCCCTGTCGCCGGTGGTTGCGGTCATACGAGTGGGTAGGGCTGAAGGGCGTTCTCCCATCCGTCACGTGGACGACGCCACCGCTGTGAATCGATGAACTGCCCAACCAACATGGCCATCTCTGCTGCGTCGTGGTTCGCACCGATCACCAGTGTCGCACGGCGCGTTGTCAGCCACGCAGCGAAGGCCGTGATGGCCTCGGCGGGATTCGGGGTGGGTATCGCGTCGTGTTCGTGGTTGTCAGCAACAAATATCCCGCTGGCGTCTTCGAATCGTGCCACTGTTAGTCTCCGGTTGAGGGTTCCGTTGGTCCGCCCGTGCGAGCGTCCATGGCATCGAGCATGGCCTTGATGGCCTGTGCTTTCACTTCCGGATCAACGCCATCATCGTCCGGTGCGATGAGGCCGACATGCTTCGCCAACAGGGCGAGCGCCGGCTCCTTCTTGTGCATCTTGATCTTCGTGGTGCGTTTGCCGTTCGGGTGTTCTTCCAACGCCACTTCAGCGATGGCGACCGCGGCGTCGTCCGCGAGATGCGTCGAGTTGCGCACGCGAATACTCCCGTTCCGCCACGAGAGCACGTCCCGCAGGTCGGAGTACCCGATCCGCCGCAGCTCTTCGAGCACCCGATCGGCGGTGACTTCGATCCGTTTGAACCGGAGCTCTTTCAACTCCTGTATACGTTTTTGAACGAGCGGCTTGCGAAGGAGACCAGCGGAGTACGATCGCGCATGACTCTGCTTGACCCCCGCGCGACACGCGGCTTTCCACGCGATACCATCAATCGCATATTCGTGCGCGAAGAGCTCTTCCTTATGCGTCAAGCCCGTCTCAACGATGCCTGCCGCTTTGCGCGCTTTCGCTTGGCCACGTCCGGTCCGGCGTTTCGCACCCATCAGTGCAGTCCTCCACAGAGACAGACGTTCGGCGCGATCGACAGCACCCGCGCACCAAATTCGGTGCGTCCATGATCGACGAGCAGGTTCGCCTCGGTCAACCAAGTGAGCCCAATGATCACATTCCGTTTGGACATCTTCAAATGGAGCGCCAACAGCGTCACTTGCACTTCGCGGGGATCGTGGTCACGCAGATGGGACTGGCGCCGCAATTGCCGCAGCACGACCCACGACTGCCACGGGATGTCGCCTGACGCACTGGACGGCTCGCTGGAGCCCGGAGACTGGGGGATTCGCATGCACGCAGGGATACTGTTCCGCTCCTGCTCCCAGCAATCTGCTCCCCCCATCTGCTTAGGGGGCGGCAGGGGCGGCATTTGACCCCTTTTTGGAAAGTTTTATATAGACCGTCAAAAGAGGGTCTTATGCGCGATTATAGGAAATGTGTATAGTAGTATAGTAGAGTGTATATAAATATGCATATCAGAGACCCTTCAAAGACGGTCTATATAAAAGTTTCGGCAAATGGTCATTTTGCCGGCCCCGCGTCTCAAATCTGATCCGTAAGTGAGTCACCGTATCCTCACTTAGCGAGGGGCCGGCATTTTCTCGAAAAGTAGTCATTTGAGACGAGCTCATCAACAGAACATACAAACTCGTGAGATGAGACGCTTTGTGAAGCAAAGCAGTCTGATTTCTCCAATTGACGTCTTTTCCGAATAACTCTGACGACGACCCGGATCGCCCCGCGCGGAGCCTGCCGCCCCTCACATAGATGAGCTCGCTATAGCATTTGACCGTGCGAACCAGCATCATTCCGGGTCCCCCAACCTGGAGGTCGCACATGCCACGACCGAAGAAACGCGTCCACTGGACGCAGACCGAGAAGGGCAAAGCCATCCTCGCCGCACGATCCGCGGCCCGCACAACCACCCTGAAGGAGACAACCGCTCATGCCAGCCTCGCCCCGACGCGCACGCCCGAAGGCCCGTTCAACTACGCCGCCGGCTACATCGACTGCTTCATCAGCCTCTTCGCCCAAACAACGAATCTATCTCCAACGACTCTTGCCGGCGAATTGGGAGCGGTTCTTTCACGCAAGGCCCGCGGGACGAGCGGTCGGGCTTGACATCGTCTGTCCGGTGTGCCACGAGCGTCCACCACGGGATCTCGAGTATTCGAGTCGCAAGTGGCGCTGGCTCGCGGTCCACATCACCTCGCACCGGGAGGGATAAAGCGGGCTCTTGCGGTGAGCCCAGCGAAGCCCTATCATTGAGGCCGTCCTGCAGGACCACATCGTCACACAGAGGAATCGCATGGAAGACACGACGCACACCGAGCAGAGTCAGGAGCAAGCCACACTCAGCACGAAGGTCGTGGACGGCAGTGCTCCACCGTCAGCGGAGTTGACGCTCGCGCGCACGGGCAGCGCCACGCCACCCGTCCAGAGGCCGATCATGATCCCTGACGGGTTGGGTGGTGAGGTACCGATCGGTGAGGCCTCCAGCACGCAGATCGTCGCGCACATCGAAGCCGGCGAGGCACCGCATGTCACACCGACGACGGTGAACGTGTCCAAGATCCACGCCGCGGGCCTCATGTCGCTCGTCCACGACGTGGAAGGTGGCGTCAAGGACGCGGGGCTGTTCCTCGCGAGCGCCTGTCGGTCCCTGTTCCATCACGTGAACTAGCTGGTTCAAGTCTCGCCAGTCTTCAGCCGCAGGGTCCTGGAGGAGGCGCCGGTCACCGGTCAGGGTCCGGTCAGCAACCAAAGACCAGCGGCATCTCATTCTGCTGGTTCCTGTTGTCCCCTTTTCATTGGAGTACACATGTTGTCACGTCTTCGCGCATCCCTGTTCATCATTGCGACACTCGCCCTTGCGGCGTGCAGTGATCGGTCACCGACCAACCCGTCGGCCTTGCGCACCGAGCATTCGACCGCCAGCACCAGTCTGTTCAGCGACCCGGATCCGGCCGTCGCCATCATCGGGCAGTGGAATCTGCCGCAGGGCGACACCACGACCATGCACTATCAGCTGTTGCCGCGTCTGACGGATGGATCGATCACGGGGGTCGCGCTCGTCGCGTTGCAGTCGCAGATTGCGGCCGTCCGTGCTGCCGCCGCGGCGTCCCCGGGTGCCCGACTCTCGCTCACGCTCGGCGGCAGTGTGATGTTGCACGCTTCCGGTCGGATCACACAGCAATTGACACAGGACATCGTCGCGCCGTAGCACCGCAATCTCCGTT